CTCGTGCGTTCGCGCAGGATCGACGGCGTGCGCATCGACCATCCCGACGGGCTGCACGACCCGCTTGTGAGAGGACGGATGGTTTGAGTACGGGCGGTACTATCCGGGATGAGGTCGGAGGGAGGCGGATAGTGGGATGGGAAAGGCAGCTATCTCAAAGACTTACGAGGAAGCACACCGTCGAAAAAGACCGTGCCACGAAAAGGCACGCCCGCGCCGGATGGTTTGAGTACACCGCGTCGCAACGCGTCACATGGTTTGAGTACGCCCGTCTCTAGAGAACCCGCTTTGGTTGTCGCTTTCATAACTGAACCGACAACCGAAGCGCCAACCGAACAGCCAACTGTTGCCTGATCCGGAGACTGAATATATGACATTGTTTTTGTGAATTAATCTTATCCTCTCCCCAGTTACAAACCGACCGCGAAGCGACAACCAAAGCGACAACCGTGCCCCGAGCGGCCACCGTCCCACCAATCATCGTGGTGCCGTAAACGGCTTGACATGGTGCCTATACGGCACTAGCATCCCGTCATGTCTATCGGAAACACTAAAATAGCCACGCAAAAAAAGGCCAGATCACACGACTGGCATCCCGCTCTCGTCAGCGCGCACCTCAAGATGCGCGGCACGAGCGTGCAGCGGCTTTCCAAGCAGCACAACTTACATCCCAATTCGCTGAGCCTGGCCCTTCATCGCCCGTGGCCCAAAGCCGAGCGCATCATCGCTAAGGCAATCGGCATCACGCCGCAGGCAATCTGGCCCTCGCGCTATCACGACGACGGAGCGCCCAAGAGCGGTCGCGGCGAGCGCGGGCTCGGCAGATACAAGCCGAAGCGTAGCACCGGCACCAAGGCTGTCAATGTCCACGCGCGGAGGGCAGCTTAGACATGCCGCGCGTGAACCGCTTCTATCGCCTCCCGATCGAGGTGCAGCGCGAGGTGGACGCCAAGCTGGCCACCAATGGCTTTTCCGATTACGTCGCAATCGCGGACGAACTCAAGCGCCGCGGCTACCGAATCAGCAAGAGCGCCCTGCATCGGCACGGGCAAGCACTGAAGAAAGCATGCGGGCTGGCGCCGGAGAAGCGCTACCTGACGTTGGACGCGACCGAGCAGTTAGTCGGGAGGGACCATGAGGCCGCAGCCGGATAGCGCCACACCCGACCTCTTCGAGATCCCCGAAGCGCCCGCCGCGACGGGAGGCAGCTTGGACTACGCGACCGAGTTGTGTCACACCCTCTCCGAAATGATCGACGACGCCATTAAGCGCGGCGTCATCAGCAGTCGTTACACCCTGGCCGGCCGCATGAGCGAGCTGCTCGGCCAGGACATCACCAAAGCGCAGATCGATGCCTGGACCGCGGAGAGCAAAGAGCGGTGGCGCTTCCCGTTCGAGTTCGCCGCGGCCTTCGAGGCCGCGTGCGATTCGCATCGCCTGCAGCAGCTCCTCGCTAGGAAGCGCGGCAGCCGGATCCTGGTCGGCCGCGAGGCGCTCCACGCCGAACTCGGCAAGATCCGCGAGGCTCGCCTGGAGCTGGCGGCACGCGAGAAGTCGCTCGAAAAACAAATAAGGGGCAAACGGTGAACAGCCCCGCTTCACACATCGTCACCGAGGTCGCCATGAACAACAACAATAAGCTCACCTCTCTCAGCACCGCCACCATCGCCCAGATCGCCGCGGCGCTTCAGGTCACGCGCCAGGCCGTGACGAAGCGAGCCAACAGTGACGAGTGGCCCTACACCGAGCAGACCAGCCGCGGCGGTAAGCGGCGCGTCTATTCGATCAACGATCTGCCGGCTGACGTGCGCATCAAGCTCGCCGCGCAGTTGACCAGCGAAGCGGCCGCAGCCGGCCGGCACGCAGGGCGCAAGGTCGCGCTCCAGGAGAAGATCAGCGACGAGGCCGCATTCAATCGGCGTTTAAGCGGCCTTAAAACATCCCTTCATCAGCCGTTCAACGCGCAGCGGCGCATCGACGCGAAGCTCGCGATCCTTTCCGCCTTCGAGCGTTTCCACCAGGCGGCCGGCCTCGCGATCCGCGTCTCGCATCCGGACTTCGCGCGCCGCTACAACCTGGGCGAGATTGCGGTGGAGCCGTGGGTGCGCGAGCAGTTCCCCGACGTCTCTGACGCCTCGCTCTGGCGCTGGGGCAACGCCGTCAAGCAACACGGCGTCTCGGCGCTCGGCGGCGAATACGGCAACCGCCGCGGCGACTCGATCATCGACCGGCAGCCGGAGCTGCAGGAGTTTGCGGTGTCGATGCTGGTCTCGCACCCGCACTCGACCACCGGGCACCTGATGGCCGCGATGCGCGCGCGCTTCAACGGCCACAACGCCATCGACTATCCGAGCCCGCGCGCGCTGCAGCGCTGGGTCGCCAACTGGAAACAGCAGAACAAGCAGGCGTTCGCCGCGATCAGGAATCCGGACGCCTGGAAGAACACCTATATGGCGGCGTTCGGCTCGCAGTCCGAGGACGTCGAGCGCGTCAATCAACGCTGGGAGCTGGACTCCACACCGGGCGACGTGATGCTCACCGACGGCCGCCACGTCGTTATCGGCGTGGTCGACGTGAAGTCGCGCCGGGGCAAGCTGCTTGTAAGCAAGACCAGCAGGGCCACCGCGATCGCGACGCTGTTGCGTCACGCGCTCCTGGAATGGGGCGTGCCCGAGGTGGCGAAGACCGACAACGGCTCGGACTATACGAGCCACCACATTCAGCGCGTTTTCGCCTCGCTCGATGTGGAGCAGCAGCTCTGCCCGCCGTTCCAGCCCTGGCACAAGCCGCACGTCGAGCGCTTTTTCAAGACGTTCAGTCACGACCTGGTGGAGCTGCTGCCCGGCTTCATCGGCCACGACGTCGCCGAGCGCAAGGCGATCGAGGCGCGCGCCTCATTCGCCGATCGCTTGATGAAGCGCGGCGGCGTGTTGGATGTGAAATTGTCCAGCGCGGAATTCCAGAATCTCTGCGACCGCTGGTGCGAGGACCTCTACGCGCGCCATCCCAACAAGGGGCTCGCCGGCAAGACGCCGTTTGAAATCCTCGCCGCCAACCGCGATCCGATCCGCACCATCACCGATGAACGCGCGCTCGACATCCTGCTCGCCGACGCGCCCGGCGGCAACGGCGTCCGCACCGTACAGAAGAAAGGCGTCGAACTCGACCGCGCCTGGTTCATCGCGCCCGAGCTGGGCGCGCGCATCGGCGACCAAGTCCACGTCCGTCACGACCCGATGGACCTCGGGCGCATCTATGTTTTCGATCTCGAGGAAGGCTACATCTGCACCGCCGAATGTCCCGAGCGCACCGGCATGGACCGGCGCGACGTGGCGATCAAGGCAAAAGCGATGCAGCTTGCCGGCGTGCAGGAGCAGCGCCGCGCGCTCAAGGCAACCGCTAAGCGTGTGAAGACCGACGACGTGGTGCGCGAGATCCTGATCGAGCGCGCCGAGCGGGCGGACAAGTTGACGCGCCTGCCCGGCCGCGCGGCACAACACACCAGCGCCGGCCTCGCCGCTGCGGCCGCGGCCGCCCGGCCGCCGGCGCCGCCGAAGCTCGCGTCCGACGAAGAGCGAGCGGCGCTCGCCGCGCTCGAGCGCGAGATGGCCGATGGCGCCGCGCGCAAGGTCGTGGCGCTCGATTCGCCGGAAATCAACTATCGCCGCTGGCTCGCGCTCGATGCGCGCCTCACCACCGGCGAGCGCGTGACGGAAGAGGAGGCCGCGTGGCATCGCAGTTACCAGGGCTGCGACGAATGGCGGGCCAATCAACGCATGGCGGAAGACTTTCCGGAGTACGGGCGGATGTGAAAAACGCCGGGGCTGCTAGCGACAGCTCCGGCGCGTGTTCCCCCCACAACGAAGCGAAAGGAGAAGCGAATGGGAAACGTGGTGACTATGAACCAATCGGGAGGGAGCGTCAACGGCGGGCGCTGGGCGCCGATGCAGAACCTGGTGCTCGCCGCGCGCGCGGTCGAGCGCTCCCTCAATCGCGCCTCGAACCTGCCGGGCATCGTGGTGCTGTACGCGCCCTACGGCACGGGCAAGAGCATGTCCGAGTCGTATTGCGCCAACAAATACGAGGCGTTCCACGTCGAGTGCCAGAGCCACTTCACGCGCAAGTCCTTCGCCCAGATGGTGCTGCGCGAGATGGCGATCAAGCCGGCGCGCACCGTCTCCGACATGATGTATCAGATCGGCGAGAACCTCGATCTCTCCCAGCGCCCGCTCATCCTCGACGACGTCCACCGCATCGGCAATACCTCGGTGCTGGGGCTGATCCTCGACCTCCACCAGATGGCGCGCACCACCATCGTGCTGGCCGGCAACGAGCGCTTCCCGCGCACGCTGAAGGATTACGACGAGCAGCTCCACTCGCGCGTGCTGGTGTGGCAGGAATTGAAGCCGGCGAGCGCCGAGGACGTGCGCAACCTCGCGCGCTTCTATTGTCAGGGGCTCGACGTCGCCGACGATCTGCTCGCGCACATCAGCGCCCAGACCCGGGCCAACGCGCGGCTGATCTGCATCAACCTCGACCACGTGCGCGACCACTGCCAGAAGCAGGGCGCGAAAAAGATCACTCTCGAGGGCTGGGGCCGACGCGAGCTGCACACCGGCGACGCCCCGCTGCCGGCCGCGCGGAGGAGCGCCTGATGGCACGGCCGAACCTCAACGCGATGCTCGCCGCGCGCGCGGAGTTCGACGGCGAGATCAACCGGGCGCTGACGCTGATCGCGCCGAACCCGGACGGCAGCGCGGTGCACGTCAACCCCGACGAGCTGCGCATGGTGCACGAGCGTGTCACCCGCGCGCGCCGTGCGCTCGACCGCTTCGAGGATGCGCTCAATGCGTAGGCCCGCCCGACTCGAACGCGCCGGGGCGTTGACGCCCCGCGATCGCATCTGGGCGGCGATCCGCGGCTTCGGCACGCAGGGCGGCATCTGGTTTTCGGTCGCGGAAATCATGGTGCTCACGGGCGAGAGCGTGCAGACCGTCACGCGCACCCTTGCCGGGCTGGAAGCGGCCGGCTACATCGCGGATGCGATGGAGCTGCGCACGCTGCCGCTTTTGACGCGCCGGGAGCTGCGCCGCTATCTGCTGGTGCGCGACGTGGGCGTCGATGCCCCGCGCGTGGACGAGCGCGGGCGCCCCGTCACCGAACACCTTGGCCAGCAACAGATGTGGGCTGCGGCGCGCAAGCGCAAGGGCGACTTCGACTGGCGCGAGCTTGTCCAGGCGTGCCCGCACCCGGTGACGCTGCACGCCGCGAAGCAGTACCTCCGCCACCTCGAGCGCGCCGGTTATCTCGCCCGCGCGCGAGCGGCGCGCGGCACGCGCCCTGCGCGCTACCGCTTCATCCGCGCGCGCGACACCGGCCCGCGGGCCCCACTCATCACCGGTCACCGTGCGGTGATGGACGGCAACACCGGCGAGATCGTCCAGGGAGGGAAGGCGGATGCCAAACGATAGCGTCAAGAGCAACGTCGAGGTCGCGCGCGCTGCCTGGGGCGAGGCCGCGCCCGAGTGGGTGATCGTGCTGGCCGAAGCGTGCGATCGCGCAAGCCAGGCCAAGATCGCGCGGCGCCTGGGCTACACCGGACCGGTCATCAACCAGGCGCTGCGCGCCACCTACGCCGGGCGCATGGACAAGCTCGAGCAGAAAGTGCGCGGCGAACTCATGCGCGAGATGGTCGGCTGCCCCGTGCTCGGCGAGATTTCGATGAAGAAATGCGTCGACACCCAGGCGCGCGCCCAGGCGCGCAGCTACGCGCCCACCAACGCGCTGCGCGTGGAGTTGCGCCGTGCGTGCCGCGTCTGCCCCTACCGGCTCAACAAGGAGGCCGCATGACACGCCTTTTAACGGCCGTGCATCGGCGACGCGACGCGGTCGTTTTCTGGGTCGCGCTCGCGTTCCTCGTCGGCTTCGCCATCGACGACCTCGCCGCCTGGTGGCGCGGCGCGCCGCCGGTCACCACCGCGCAGGAGGGCAAGTGAAATCGATCCTCGATCGTTCGTTCCGCTATGTGCCGTCCGGGCAGACGGACATCCGCAAGACCTTCGCGCGCATCCGCCGCGAGCAGCAACAGCGCGCAGCCCAAAACCAGTCCGAAGCGCAGCGCAAGGTTGCGCCCATCAGAAAGGAGAAGCCATGACCATGCAGGAAATCGAAGTGCTGGCCGCGCAGCTCGCCGAGGCGCGCGACCGGCTCGCCGCCGCGATCGCCGCCGCGCCGGAACTTTTCGCCGAGCGGCGGAGCGTCACCCTCCACGGTGTGAAGACCGGCCCGCAGGAGCACCACGGCGGGCTCTCGTGGGAGGACGACGCGACACTCGTCGCGCGCATCCGGACGCGGCTGCCGGAGCAATTTGCCGCGCTCGTCGAAGTGACCGAGCGCCCGCGCAAGGAGGCGCTCGCCGAACTCGACCTCGCAACGTTGCAGGACCTCGGCGTCGCGGTGAAGCGGCCCGCCGGCAGCGTCACCGTGCGATTCGTCGAGGCCGACAACCAGCTCGATCTTTTCGCCCAGGAAAACAGGGAGGCCGCATGACGATCCGCTCAGAAATTCTCGACATTCTCACGAGAGCCGGCAAGCCGCTCACGAGCACGCAGATCTTCGGGGCGGCGAGCGAGGCGCTCACCAAGCAGCAGGTCGCGCAGAACCTGCACGCGATGAAGCAGGAAAGCATCATCGAGCCCGCGGGCAAGACCGAGGGCAACGGCACGTCGCCGGTCAATCTGTGGCGGATCGCATCGGGGGGGGGCTGCCGCTCCCAAAGCCCGTGGCCGCGTAAGACTGCAAAAAAACGCGCCGGCAAGGGTGCGGCGAAGAAGGGCCGGATCGATTTTCCCAAGCCTGCAGGCGACTGGGGGAACGTGATTGGTGCCCATGTGCCTGGCGTCGGCGTCGTGGGTTTGGACCAACCCATCCGCGCGGCAGCGCGCTGGGCGCTCGCGAGCGACGGCGCGTTCGTGCTGCTCGGCACGCCCACCGAGATCACGCGCGCCGCGGCGCGTGCGCTGGTCGATTTCGTGCGCGTGCTCGACCAGGCGGAGGCGTAAACGATGCCGCGTGTCGGGCAGCGCGTCGCGAAGTGGACCGAGATCGAGGACGCTTTGATCCGCACGCTCTATCCCGCGGGCGGTGTCGAGGCCTGCCTCAAAGAACTGCCGAAGCGCAGCGAACAGGCGATCAGGGGGCGCGCCCATCACCTCGGCGTCCACCTGGACAAGGAAGCGATGCGCTTCGACCACCGCGCGCTCGGCGCGGCGCTCGGGATCCCGGCGCATCCGCCGGCCCCGCCGCTGCCTGCGACCGTTCACCGTTGCGGAGGCGGCACGTGATCGACAAGCACAAGCTTCTCGCCTTCCTCCAGGGCCACATCGGCGCCGCGAGCGGCGTCTCCGCCGCGACGCTCGCGCAGCTCTTCCACATCACGCCGCGCCACGTGCGCGAGCTGGTGACCGAGCTGCGATTGGAAGGCGTCGCCGTGTGCGGGCGTCCGAAGACCGGCTACTTCATCGCGGCCACCGGCGAGGAGATCGAGGCGACCTGTCAATTCCTGCGCTCGCGCGCGATGCATTCCCTCACGCTCGAATCGGCGCTGCGCGAGACCACGCTCGGCGAGCTGCTCGGACAGATGAGGCTGAAGACATGAGCCACGTCGATCGCCTCGGCGACGCGCTGCGTGAGATTGCGCGCGGTATGGCCGACCACACCAAGGACCGCGTGCGCGTGACGGTCGTCATCGGCAAGCTCGAAGCAACCTACGAACTGAAACTCGTCAGCGTGCGCACGCCCCTGAAACGCCCGCGCGCCGACGGCAAACATGTCCACAGGAGGCGCCATGTACTTCCTTAAATGCGAGCACCGCGGCTGCCGGCAGGAAAACCATCTCGTCGTCTGCGACGGCTGCGGGCTGCTGGTCTGCCCCGCGCACTCCACGCCGATCGGCTATCCCGACAAGCGCCGCTGTTACGACTGCGCGAAGCCGCCGCGGCCGCTGCCCGAGCCGCAGCAGCTCGATCTTTTTTCACGCGTCAGGCCCCGCCCCGGGAGCAAATCCGCGCACGATGGCCTGATCCCCCACGACGAAGGAAGAGCCACATGGCAACGTTGAATCAGATCGACATCGCAACACGCCGTTTCGCGGATGCCCGCGGGGCGCTCGCTGAGCTGGCGCGCACCCTGAACGAGGAGGTCGAGCAGCTCAAACGCAAGCACCTGCCCGAGATCAAGCGAGTGAAGGACCGCGCGGTCCAGCGCCAGACGGAGCTGCGCACCATGATCGAAGAAAGCCCGGAGCTATTCGTCAAGCCGCGCACCCTCACGCTGCATGGCGTGCGCATCGGCTTCGTCAAGGCCAAGGGCCGCATCGAGTGGGACGACGAGGCCGCCGTGATCGCGCGCATCCGCAAGCTCCTGCCCGCGGACCAGGCGGAGCTGCTGATCCGCGTGAAGGAGGCCGTGCACAAGCAGGCGGTCTACGACCTCGCGGCCGGCGATCTCAAGCGGCTCGGCATTCGCATCGCCGGCGACGGCGACGAGGTGCTGATCAAAGACACCGCGAGCGACGTCGACCAGCTGGTCGACGCGCTGCTCAAGGAAGCCACCGAGGAGATCGAGTCGTGAGCGGCGGACGGGCAACGAATGATCTGATGGATCCGCAGTCATGAAGCGCCTGCGCTCGCTGACCGCCGGCATACAGTTGGTGTCGCGGGTGGCGAAAGCTCATGGCCTGCGGGATTGGCCGCACACGCAAACCCCGGCGGATTACGACGCGCTGATCGACGTCGTGCGCGAAGCGCTCCAATGAGCTACCGCCCCGTCACCGACGTCTGCCTGATGGCGCGCCCGAAGGTGCCCTACTACGGCGCGTTCCCGAACGGCTCGCTCGAGCGCATGCGGCTCGCGCTCGGCGTGCAGATCGACGACGAGATCCTGTTCGTCTGCTCCGGCCGCGTCGCCGATTACCCGTGCAGCGGCTTCGGGCCGAACGACAAGACCGTCGACATCAACCCGGCACTGCGCCCCGACTACGTGATGGACGTGCGCCAGCGCCTGCCGAAGAAGCGCGGCGGCTGGCGCGCCATGATCGTCGATACGCCCTACAGCGCGGAAGAAGCGAAGCACTACGGCACCGAGGCCGTCTACCCCGAGCCCGATCCGCTGCTCAGGCTCTGTCTCCAGCACACGCGCCCCGGTGGGCGCGTCGGTTTTCTGCACTGGTACTGGCCTAAGCCGCCGCAGGAAGTGGACGGTTGCGCGATCAAGGAAGTGTTCGTGCTTCCGGTCACCACCGGCCGCGGCAGTCGCTGGCGCGGCTACATCGTCTTTGAAAAGGTAATGCCGTGAGCGGCGCCCGCCCGATCGAGCCCGCGCTGCAGCCTGTGAGAGCCGCCCTCTCGGATTTCCTCGTTGCGGCCGCCGGTGATGCGGCGCCCGCCGGCGACGGAGCGCTGCCGTGATCCGCGTCACGCTCACCGTCGCCGAGCAGGAAGGCGCGAAGCCCGACGCCGACGGCCAGCGTCCGGTCGCGGTGTGGTGCGACGTGCGCGGCATGGCGAGCGCCGGCGAGCGCGAGGTCGTGCAGAAGTTGGGCAGCGCGATCAATGCGCAGATGCGCGAATGGTCGCACCCCGGATTCGACTTCATGGAGCAACGGAGGGCGCGTGCGTGATCGGCCACGTTCTGTGCGCGCTCGGCTTTCATCAATGGGAGCGGCGCGGCTGGCGGTGCTACTTGTGGCGTCCGCTCGACGGACGCTGCCAGCGTCGTGGCTGCACCGCCAAGCGAGGGACATCATGATGCGGCGTTTTCTTTGGTGGTTGACCGCGCGACTGCCGGCCGAAGAGATCGCGCACCAGGGCGTGAAGTTCATGGAGCGCTACTACGTGACAACGCTACTGGGCTGGCGCGTCTACATTCACCGCTTCATCGGCAGCGATCCGGACGGCCTGCACGATCATCCGTGGCGCTACGGCTTTTCCGTGATTCTCTCCGGCCAGTACGGTGAACAGCGCTGGGACGGCATCTATCTGAGGCGCTGGGGCAACGCGGTGCACGGCGACACGTTTCATCGCGTGGTCATGCTGCCCGGTACCGAGGCGTGGACGCTCTTTGCGCACACCCGGCGCTGCAAGCAGTGGGGCTTCCTGCGACCGGCCGCATGGCTGGAGGGCGAGGACCAGGCGAGCTGGGCCTACGTCCCCTTCAATGCGCCCACCGGGCATTCCGACTGGCATTTAACGGCGCCTAAAGGGCGCGATATCCGGAGGGCGGCGTGAGCGCCTGCCCAACCGGATGCGGCGCCAGAGTGAAGCCGGGGCAGCTGCTCTGCTGGCGCTGCTGGGCAGCCGTTCCCAAGCCGCTGCAGGACGATGTGTGGCAGCGCTGGGACGCCTACCGCGCCGCGCTCACCGCGCCGCGCCGGCCGCACGTCAGGGAAGCGCTGCAGCGCGTGCGCGAAGCGCAGGGCCGCGCGGTGAACGCCGCGCGCGAGCACAACATTCGGCGGGACCTGGGCGCATGACCCGCATGGTCTCCATCGCCACCAAGATCCGGCAGATCCACGGCCTGGCCGGCAGCACCGATGTCAGCGTGTGGGAAAACGAGTTCATCGAGTCGATCTGGGAGAAAACCAACCAGGGCGATCGCACCACCGGCTTGAGCGAGAAACAGGTCGATGCGATCGACCGCATCTGGGGGAAGCACTTCTCATGACCACACAAGCGCAAGCACCCAAAGAGACCGCGCTCTACGACGCGGCCCAGGCCGCCGCGCTGCGCGGCGATGGCGAGACCGCCGATCGCTACTGGAGGGAATTCGTCTATCTGCTGTGGAAGCCGATGGAGCAGCTCGTGCCCTGGACACCGAAGAAAGACGCGACCCCGCCTCGCGATAGCGTTACCGCAGCACGCTCGCGGGAATCAACCACCAGCAACACCGCCACCGAATGAGCACCAACCCGCAAGCCGTGAGTGCGGTTGAACCACGGCAGTCCGCGATGGCAGTCGGCTCGTCCCTAACCAGCCGGCGATCCTCCTCCTGTGCAGCACCGCCAGGCGCGGACACCCTTTTTCAGGCAGCGATGGTACAAGCCCGCGCGCAGGCGCGCGACAAGCTGCCGCCGCCGGCCTTCACCCTGACGCCCACCGAACGATCGTTCGCTGCGCCGCTCGATCCGCTCGCCGGGCAGGCGTGCTCCTCGACGGGGTGTACTAGATGACGCCTGATCAGCCGCTTGGCAGCCGCCTCGAACGAGCGAGCACCGCCTTGTCGGGCCAATCCTCGCCCTTGAGCCAGCGGCGCACCGTGCGCTCCGATACTTCGAGCAACCGCGCCACGGCGCTGTTGGAGCAGTCGTCACGCGCGGTCGCCGCCTGGACTGCCTTGACGAAAGCGTTGCGCTGCCGGGCGGAGATGCGGCTGCGACGCTTGCCGCGCGGCCAGTGGCCGCGTTTGTCTGGTCGTGTGCTTTTCATCGTGCCGCAATCTTCAATGAGGCCGGGCGCGGTGTCAATATGACGATCAGTCACGACGTGCGCAACCGCGAGCTGGCGCAGATCCACATCGCCAAGGCGCAGCTCGGCCTGGACGACGCGACCTACCGCGACATGCTGTGGTCGATCGGGCGCGTGCGCTCGGCCGGCGATCTCGATTTCACCGGCCGTAAACGGGTGCTGGAGCACCTGCGTTTAAGGGGCTTTAAGCCGGCCGCAAAGTTCCACGGGAAACCCTTCGAGGCTCAGGGCAGGCCCGGCCGCAATCCCGAGTGGGGCTGGGTCGACAGCGCCGCTGAGGACCGCCGGCCGATGCTGCGCAAGATCATCATGATCGCCAAGAGCGGCGGCTACGGCCAGGCGTATGTCGATGGCACGTGCGCGAAGATGTTCGGCATCGCGCGCCTGGAGCTGGTCGCACCCGACCAACTGCACAAGCTGGTGGCCGCGCTGGCGCTGCATCAGCAGCGGCGCGCGAAGGACCGCGCCTGATGGGGCGCGCTATGCGAGAGAAGAACACGGAGATCACGCATGCAACGTAACTGGGATGTCGTCCGTAAGATCCTGCTCAAGGCGGAAGCGCTGCCCACGGAGGACAGCCAGGTCAATTCCGATGAGATCGACGGCGTCGCGCCGGAGGTCGCCGCGTATCACATGCGGCTGCTGCGCGAGGCCGGGTTGATCGAAGGCGGCGGGCGCGCGGCAGGCGCGGTCGGCGCGCCGCCGTGGCTGTTCGCCACCCGGCTGACGTGGGAGGGACACGAATTCCTGGACAGCATCCGGCGCGACACGGTTTGGAACCGCATCAAGACGAAGGCACGCGATCAGGGCGTGGAGCTCACCATAGACGCTATCAAGATGATCGCGCGGGCTGTCATCGAAGGGATGCTCCGTTCGTGACAATGAAGGACCTTGAGGGGAGGGAACACGTGTGCCAGGAAAGCGCGCGCGAGCGCTGATCCTTATTGCGGCGCTGGCGGTGTGCGGCGCGGCATTCGCCGCCGAGTTCGGGCCGTATAGCGCGAGCGTCATGCGCGTCATCGACGGCGACACGCTCGAGTTGCAGATCGAGATCTGGCCGCGCACGACAGTGCGCGCCACCGTACGGCTTGCCGGCATCGACACGCCCGAAGCCCGGGCGCGCGCCGAATGCGAGCGCCAGGCGGCGCGCGCCGCCACCGAGTTCGCGCGCCGCTGGGTCGCCGAGCGCAAGCCGATCAGCGTCCTCCTCACCGGCCGGGACAAGTACGGTCGCGAGCTGGGGCGCGTGGTGAGCGGCGGCGAGGACCTCGCGCAGGCGCTCATCGCCGCGGGACACGCCCGCGCCTACGATGGCGGCAAACGCCGCGGGGCGTGGTGCAGCTAGTGATGGACGCCCACGGCAAGTATCCCGAGATCCTCGAAGACCTGGCGGCCAAAGTGGCCGCCGACTTCATCTGCGTGGGCGTTGACGCCACGCTCGCCGCGTCGCTCGCGCGCCGGGCTGTCGAGCTGATCCGCCGCGATTGGGGCGGCCACAAGATGTACATACCGCGCGGCAAGCTCTTCGACGTCGAAGTCATGCGTCAGGAGATCGCGCGCCGCTGGAACGGCACCAACACCCGCGAGCTGTGCCGCGAGTTTGACATCACCGAATCCCGTCTGCGCCAGTTGTGGGACGAAGCGCACGCCCGCGCCGCGTCCTGATTGATTCCTCAAATCCTGTACCCAGATCAACCCCGCGCGCGTGCCTAGCATCGCGGCATGCGCATCGACCAGCCGGCGGCAGTGACCTGCGGTTCCTGCCGCCAATTCACGCTCGACCCCACCGATCAGATGGGTGCGCAGGGCTACGGCCGCTGCGCGCTGACCCCGTTGTGGCAGCACCACGCGCCGACCGCGGGCTGCGCGTTCAGCCCTTCGCGATTCGAGGCGCGCGCGCGATGACGACGATCGAGTACGCCACGCGCCTCGTCTACCCCGCGGCGCTCTCGCTGCTGCCGCGGCACATGGACACCCCTGAGGCGCGCGCCATGCTCACCGCCATCGGTCTGCAGGAGTCCGCATTCGCCGCGCGCCGGCAGGCGGATGACGGCCCGGCCCGCGGGTTCTGGCAATTCGAGCCCGCGGGCGTGCGCGCGGTGCTCAACCACCGTGCGAGCCAGCCCCACATCGTCGCCGCGCTCGTCACGCTCGGCTACAGCGCGCTCGCCGACACGAGCTCGCGCGCGATCGAGCACAACGATGTGCTCGCCTGCGTCTATGCGCGGCTGCTCGTGTGGACGCATCCGCAGCGCCTGCCGCGCCAGGGTGAGCGCGCCTATGCGCAGGAGTACTACCTGTGGCTGTGGCGCCCCGGCCGTCCGCGGCTCGATAAGTGGCCGGCCAATTTCGAGCGCGCCTGGCAACTCGAGGGAGGAGGCTCATGAAGGGAGCCGGCGCGCAATGATGCGGCCGCGCATCCTCATCGTCCACGGCCTCCACACCAACGACGACGCCGGCTGGATGACCACCCTCCGGCGCGCCTTCGCCGCTGCGGGATTCGCGGCGCAGGTCTGGACCTACGGCTACGCCCATGCGCTCACCGCGCGCTGGCAGAATCCCGGCCGCGCGAAGCAGCTCGCGCGCCTGATCCGCCCCGGCGACATCGTGGTCGGGCACTCGAACGGCGCGTGCCTCACCTGGATGGCGGCGTCGCTGGGCGCGCCGATCGGCGGCGCGGTGCTGATCAATCCCGCGCTCGATCGCGGCGCCGCCATGCCGCGGCACGTCCCCTGGGTGAACCTCTACCCCAACCGCGGCGACGTGGCTGTAAAGATCGCGCGCATTTTTCCGAAGCATCCGTGGGGCGATCAGGGCCGCGCGGGCCTTGCGTTCAACGATCCGCGCTATCTCACGCGCTACACCGACGAGGGCTGCGGCCATCCCCATTACGCGCCGCCGGTGTTCGGCCATTCCGCCGTGCTCGAGCCGGCGCCGCTCGCGCGGTGGAGGCAGGTGTTCGTGCACGACGTCGAGAGGCGGCTCGCCGCGCAGCGGCTGCCCGAGATCGCCGCCGAGGTGGACCGTGCGGCGTAGCCGGCTCGCGCTGTGGGGCGCGCTGGCCGCGTTCGCCGCGGCGTGGACCGTCGCATGGGTATGGGGTTACGAGCGCGTAATCGCGCCGCTCGTCGATTGGCTTTGGCCGAAGTGAAACGAAAAAGGAGACGACATTATGAAATCACTTTTTAACCGGCTGTTAATCGCGGCGTTCCTGCCGCTCATGTTGTCGCTCGCGCCGGCCGCCTATGGCCAGGCGATGACCGACTACACCGAGGTCGAGATCCGCAAGGCGATCTTCCGCACCTCGACCGTGACGGTGCGCGCCAACTCCACCGCCTACAGCGTGGGCGACCGCGTGATGCTCGGCACCTCCGACTTGAGCGTCTACGAGGTCATCACCGCCGGTACCAGCGCCGGCACGCCGCCGGCCTTCAACACGAACCTGGGCGACACCACCACCGACGGCACCGTCACCTGGCTCACGCTCAAGCAGGGCCTGCCGAAGCGCCCGCTCTTTGTCGCGCTGTTCACGGCGGCGCCGTCTGATGCCGGCGGCGGCACCGAGGTCTCGGGCGGCAGCTACGCGCGCGTCGCGCTGGCGCCGGCGGACGCGAACTGGACCGCGGCGAGCGCGACCGACGGCCTGACCGACAACGCGGTGGCGATCACGTTTGCCGCGCCGACCGCGAACTGGGGCGTCATCACGCATTTTGCGCTCATGGACCGCGCCACGGGCGGCAACATGCTGTTCTGGCAGGCGTTGACCACCTCGAAGACGGTCAACAACGGCGACGCCGCGCCCTCATTTGCGATCGGCGCGCTCGACGTCACGCTCCAGTGATCGGCTGAGTCGGCCGGGACCTTAGCGCATGGCCACCGAGCGACAGCCGCCGGACGCGATTCTGTCGTCGAGCAACGTCGTTCTCACCGGCGGCGGCGTCACGGAAATCGACGATGATCCCGACTCGCCCGACGCGGAGTGGGTCGAGGCGACCAGCAATAACGTCGCGACCGACGTGCGCGTCTCGTTCCCAACCCCCACGGGTAATCCCACCGTCGGCGCCGGGCTGCAGGAGTTCCGCGCCCAGGTGCGCAAGCAGGGCGGCACGGGCACGCCCCTGGCGCGCATCGAGCTGTGGGAGAACGGCGCGCTGGTGCGCGCCGGTTCGAACGCGAACGTCACCTCCACGTCGGGGCAGGTCCTCGCCTTCACCTGGAACGCGAACGAGATCGCCACCGCCAACGGTAGCCTCGTCGAGTGCAAGGTCGTGGGAACGCAGTCGGGCGGCGGCCCAACGGTACGCGCGAGCGTCGACGTGGGCGCGCTCGAGTGGAATGTCACGTATACGGCGGTCGGCGCCGCGCTCGCGGGCGCCGGCACCGGAAGCGCGACGGCGGCGGCCGATCTCACCACCCAGATCCGTCTGACCGGCGCCGCGCTCACCGCCGCCACCGCAGCCGGCGCGCTCACCACCGGCATCCCATTGATCAGCAGCGCTGCAGCGGCGGCGCTTGCTGAGGGCGTGCTTACGACCGAGATCCGCCTCTCCGGCGCGGCGCTCGCGCAGGCGCTCGCCGCCGCCGGCATTTCCACCGAGATCCTGCTCGCGGCCCAGGCCGCGGCACAAGCGACGATGGCCGGCGCGCTGGGCGGCCAGGCCGCCGAACTCGCGGGCAGCGCGCAGGCCGGCGCACAGGCCGCGGGCGAGCTCGCCACGCAGATCCGGCTCGCCGGCGCCGCGCTCGGCAATGCGCTGGCGAACGCGGGCCTCGACACCGGCATCGCACTCGCCGGGAGCGCTCCGGCACAAGGTATTGCGCAGGCCGCGCTCTCGACCGAAATCCGGATGGCCGCGCAGGCCTTCGTGCAGACGGTAGCCGCCGGCAACCTCACGGGCCAGGCCGCCGAGCTTGCCGGCAGCGCCCAGGGCGGGGCGCAGGCCGCGGGCGACCTGTCCACCGAGATCCGGCTCGCCGGCGCTGCCCTCGCCCAGGCGCTCGCCGCCGCTGAATTCACGACACAGATCCGGCTCGCGGGCGCCGGCATCGCCGCCGCGCTCGCCCAGGGCGGCCTCGACACCGGCATCACACTCGCCGGCAGCGCGCAGGCCAGCGCACAGGCGGCCGGCACGTTGACGACCGCGATCGCGCTGGCGGGCAACCCGGTCGCCATCGCAGTGGCGGCGGGCGCGATCGACACCGCGGTGCGGCTGGCGGGCGGCATACTCGCCGGCGCGCAGGCCGCGGGCGCGCTGACCACCGAGATCCCGCTCGTGGGCGCGGCCGCCTCGGTGACGCTCGGCGAAGGCGCGCTCACCACCGCGATCACGATGAGCGCCGCTGCGCTGGCGCAGGCGCTCGCCGCCGGCGACCTGGTGACCGCAATCCGGCTCGACGCCGCCGCGCTCGCGCGGGTGGCGGCCAGTGGCGACCTCACGGTGCTCGCCGCGCCGTTCAAGGATCCGCGCTACACCGCCCCGCGCCGGGCGCGCTCATTCGCCGCGCATCAGCCGCGCCGCACCTTCGCCGCCCCGCAACGCAACCGTCAATGGAGGGCGGCGGCGTGAGCCCAGGAACAGGGACCCGCCTGCGGGATGCGACCAGGCGAATCGCCGCCGGGCGCCGCCGCGATGGGCGTAGATGCGCGCCGAGCGCAGAGGAGGCGCCGGCGTGACCATCTACGCCAAAGATCCCGCCGAGATCATCGACCTGGTATTCCCGTATGCCGACGAGATCGGATCGGCTGTCATCTCGCCGAATCCGGTCGTCACCATCGCGGTAGTGAATGGCGTGGATGCGTCCGCCGCGCAGATGCTCTCCGGCGCGCCCATCGTGAGCGGCCAGGACGTGGTCCAGCGCGTCATCAACGGTATCGCTGGCGTCGACTACCAGCTGCGCTGTGTCGCCACGCTCTCCGACGGGCGCAAGCTGGTGCGCGCGCTGACGCTGCCGGTGCGCAGCGCATGAGCGACATGTTCGATCACGCCCAGGCCCACGAGCAGTTCCTGCGCGAGCGCGCGATCGCCGACCAGGCGGCGCGCATGCCGCGCGGTGAATCGGCCACCCACTGCCAGGACCGCGACTGCGGCATCGAGATCCCAGAGGAGCGCCGTCGTGCGATTCCCGGCGTGCAGTACTGCATCGACTGTCAGGAACGGCGCGAGAGGAAGAGCGGCGTGAGGCCAGGAGCAGTTGCCCGCCTGCGGGTGCGACCGGCCGAACCGACGCCGGCGGCCGACCCCGCGCCGCGCAATGCACATGACAACGGATCGGAGGCCGCGCGATGACATTCCATGTGGAGTTTTGGCAGCTGATCACGCTGGTCGGCAGCCTGTTCGGCTTTTTCATCGGCGTGATCTGGGCGCTGTCAAAGTTGCTGCTGCGCCAGTTCAAGGACGATCTGCGCCAGCGTTTCGCCGAGCAGGAGCGCCTGCGCCAGGAGGCGCGCGCCGCCCACGAGCAGCGCTTCGATCGCCTCGAGTCGGCAAACATCGAGCGCGCGCACGACCTCCTCAAGTTGCGCGCCGATCTGCCGGTGCAATACGTGCGGCGCGAGGACCAGATCCGCGCCGAGACCGTGACCAACGCTAAGCTCGATGCGCTCGCCGCCAAGATCGATCTCGTCGCAGAACGACAGCAACCGAGGACGTGAACATGGACATGGAAAAAACCCGACGCGAGGCCATCCGCTGGCACAGCCTGGTTGCGGTCAACGCGGGCGCCCCGCACCCGGTCGCGGAGACGCTGGTACTCTCGGCGATTCAATCGATCCCGCTCGAATGCACCGCGCTCGAGCTGCGCCGGCAGCTCGACTATCTCGCAAACCGCAAGCTCGTGATCCTCAAGCGCCACGAGGGCGCGCCCTGGACGGCGGAGCTGACGCGTCACGGCGTCGACGTCGTCGAATACACCGTCGAGTGCGAGCCCGGCATCGCGCGGCCGAAGAAGTACTGGTGATGCCCAAACGATCGAAGATCGCGACGCTGCCGCCGCAAGTGAAGGCGTGGCTCGACCAGGCGCTGGTCGAGGGCAACTTCGCCGGCTACCAGCAGCTCGAGGCAGAAATCAAAAGCCGCGGCTACGCGATCGGCAAGTCGTCGATCCACCGCTACGGCACGGATCTCGAGCGCCGCCTGCAGGCGATCCGCGCCTCGACCGAAGCCGCGAGCGCGATCGCCAAGGCCGCGCCGGATGACGCCGATCTGCGCAGCGCCGCCGTGATCAGCCTGGTGCAGACCGAGACCTTCGACATCATGGTGCGGCTGCGCGAACTCGACGTCGAGAAGGACGCGGCCAAGCGGCTGAAGCTCCTGTCCGGCGTCGCCACCAGCATCGCGAAGTTGAGCAACGCCTCGGTGCGGCAGAAGAAGCACGAGCTGGAGGTGCGCGCCAAGGTGGCCGCCGTCGTGGACGAGCTGGTCCAGGCGCAGGGCATGTCGGACGAGCAGGCGCGCTATTGGCGCGAGAAGTTTCTGGGCATCACCCACACAGGGAGCAATGCATGAAACCGACGATGGGACGCATGGTGGTATTCCGGGCGGCAAACGGCGCCGGCGCGCCGGGCACGCCGCGCGAAGATCCCGCGGTCATTACTCGCGTTCACGGCGCCGATGACTACCCGGCGGTCAATCTGATCGTGTTCCCGGACACCGGACACCCGTACCCGATGACATCGGTTCCGCACGTGAGCCAGGTCGCCGCGGACGGTATGGCCTGGCGCTGGCCGGAAATCGGCTGATCCGGCCCGACCGGGGAAACGCGCCACAACGCGCCAGGTTGATTTTGGCCGAGCCACCCTACGCACTCGCGCGCAGGCCGCGCCTTTAAGGCCTCTTTAAGGCTGGAAACCATACGTTCAGGGCCTCACTTTTGAAAAAGACCCCCCCAAAACCGACCCGGTATGAGCGGCCTCGCAATGTCGCACCGCGACAAGGGGCGGCGGCCCCGGCCGCGCTCGCGCCGCGGGCGGACACCGTGCGCGAGGTCGGCTGGGACGAGCTGCCGCCAGACGTCCGCGCGATCCCGCCCCACTTCGACCCGCTCGCCGAGGGCGTGCTGATGCGCCACCAGTCGCAGTGGGCGGCGATCCGGAAGACGCTCAAGGTGTGCGCCAAGGGCCGGCGCACCGGCATCACCTTTGCCGAGGCGCTCGATGGCACCATCACCGCCGCGAGCCGCCAGTCCGCCGGCGGCGACAACATCTATTACATCCCAGACAAGAAGGACAAGGGGCTGGAGTTCATCGGCTACTGCGCGCGCTTCGCACGGCTGATCGCGCAGGCGCAGGGCCAGGGCGTCTCGCAGATCGAGGAGTTCCTGTTTCCAGACCAGGACGAGCGCGGCGAGACCAAGCACATCACGGCGTGGCGCATCCGCTTCGCCTCCGGCTTCGCGATCGTTGCGCTCTCCTCGCGCCCCGCCAACATCCGCGGCCTGCAGGGCATTGTCGTGATCGACGAGGCGGCGTTCCACCCCGACGTGCAGGCCGTGCTCGACGCGGCGACCGCGCTGGTGATCTGGGGCGGTCAGATCCGCGTCATCTCCTCGCACGCCGGCAAGCGCAACGCCTTCAACCAGCTCTGCCTCGACATCGAGGCCGGCCGCTACGGCGAGGACGCGCAGGTCTTCACCGTGACCTTTGACGACGCCGTGAAGAACGGCCTCTACGAGCGCGTGTGCCTGATGAAGGGCTGGACGCCGACGCCCGAGGGCAAGCGCGTGTGGTACGAAAAAATCCGCAACGCCTACGGCCCGCGCAAGGCGGCGATGCGCGAGGAGCTGGACGCGATCCCGCGCGACGGCGGCGGCGTGTGCATTCCCGGCGTGTGGATCGACCGCGCCATGCGCGAGGTGCGCCCGGTCGTGCGGCTCGCGCTCGACGATGCGTTCGCCGCGCGCCCCGAAGACGAGCGCATCGTATGGTGCGCCGAGTGGATCGAGCGCGAGCTGGATCCGCTGCTCGACACGCTCAACCCGAAGGCGCAGCACGTGCTCGGCATGGACTATGCGCGCCATCGCCACTTTTCCGTCCTCGCGCCGGCCGAGATCACGCAGACGCTCGCGCGCCGCGTGCCGGTCGTGGTCGAACTCAACAACGTGCCCACGCGCCAGCAGGAGCAGATCCTGTGGCACTTGATCACGCGGCTGCCGCAATTTTCCGGCGCGGCCATCGACGCCACCGGCCCCGGGCAGACGATCGCCGAGTACACCGCCGGCCGGTTCGGCATCACGCGCGTCCACCAGGTCGTGCTCAATCGCGCGTGGTACGGGCTGTGGATGCCGAAGATGGTGGCGGCGTTCGAGGACGCGATGTGGGATCTGCCGCGCGACCTGGATCTTGAATCCGATCTGCGCACGGTCGAGATGATCGATGGCATACCGATGGTGCCGGCGATCGAGCGCAAGGACCTGAAGGATCCCGATCTGCTGCGCCACGGCGATTTCGCGATCGCGCTGGCGCTCGCATGGTTCGCCTCGCTCAACAAGGCGGCGGCGATCGAATTCGAGGCGCTGGGCCAGCCGCGGCTCGGCGCAAGTCTCGACGCGCCCGCGCGCGCCGCGGTGCGCGACGCGGGCTTCGGCGTGGTCGCCAGCGGCAACGATTTCGGAGGCTTCTGATGATGACTGACTACGTGCAGCTTGCGTCCGGCATGGTGGTGCCGGCGAGCTTTGCCGAGGCGCCCGCGCCCGCCCGCCCGGAATCGCGCGAGATCGCCACCACGCGCGACGGCCGCGACATCACGCGCGGTTATGTGTCGCCGCTCACGCTCCTCGCTCCGCAGGACACGGTGCTGATGGCACGCGGCGCCGGCAACTACGCGCTCTATCGCGAAGTGCTGCGCGATGACCAGGTGGCGGCGAACTTCAGCCAGCGCCGCCTCGCCGTCACCGCGCGGAGCTGGGAGGTCGAGGCCGGCGGCAAAACGGCGAAGGACAAGGCCGCCGCCGCCTTCCTCGAGGAGCAGCTGCAGGCGCTCTCCTGGGACAGCGTCACCGACAAGATGCTCTACGGCGTGTTCTACGGCTACGCCGTGGCGGAGATGCTGTGGGGGCAGGACGGGCGCTTCGTCACCGTCGCCGGCATCCGCGTGCGCGATCGGCGCCGCTTCGGCTTCGACGGCGAGATGCAGCTGCGGCTCCTCACCCTGTCGAACGCCAATCCCGGCGAACTGGTGCCGCCGCGCAAGTTCTGGGCGTTCGCCGCCGGCGCCGACCACGACGACGAACCGTACGGGCTGGGGCTCGCGCACTGGCTCTACTGGCCGGTGCTGTTCAAGCGCGGCGGCCTCAAGTTCTGGCTCATCTTCCTCGAGAAGTTCGGCCAGCCCACCGCGAAAGGCACCTACCCCGCCAGCGCCACGCCGGAGGAAAAGTCGCGGCTGCTCGCCGCACTCGGCGCGATCGTCACCGACGCCGGCGTGATCCTGCCGGAAGGCATGGCGATCGAGCTGCTCGAGGCGGCGCGCTCGGGAACCGCCGATTACACGGAACTCTACGATCGCATGAACGCGGCAATCGCGAAAGTGATCCTCGGCCATACCGGCTCCAGCGACTCGACGCCGGGCCGGCTCGGCGGCGAGGACAATGCGCGCGGCGTGCGGCAGGATCTAGTGAAGTCGGATGCCGACCTGATCTGCGAGAGCTTCAACAACGGCCCGGCAAAATGGCTCACCGAGTGGAATTTCCCCGGCGCCGCGGCCCCGAAGGTGTGGCGCCAGGTCGATGAGGGCGAGGATCTCGATGAGCGCTCGCAGGTCGACGAGCGGCTGCACCTGATGGGCTACGAGCCGGTCTCGATCGACTACATCAACGAGACCTACGGCGGCACCTGGCAGAAGAAGGCAGCGCTGGCACCGGCGCCCACCATGCCCGGGGCGCTGCAGCCTGGCGCCCAGTTCGCCGAGCCGGCCGCTGCCGTGGCGACCGCGACCGAGGATCAGGCGGCGATCGAGCAGGCGGCCGCGCAGTTCGGCGCGCGCTGGGAGGAGCTGCTCGGCCCGCGCATCGATGAGCTGATCGCGATGGCCGAGGAAACCGGCGATCTCGCGACCTTCCGCGAGCGCCTCGCCGAATTGATGCGCGCGGCGCCGACGGAGGCGCTGCGCGAGTCGCTCGAGCGCTCCGGTTTTGTCGCGCAGCTCCTCGGCCGCACCAGTGGCGACCGCGGTTAACTTCAATCTCGCGCCGCAGAAGGCGGTCGAGTTCTTTCGCGGCAAGGGCCTGCAAGCGTCCTTCGCCTGGCAGGACATGCTGCACGAGGAACACGATCGCGCGTTCACCGTCGCCAAGATGATGGACCTCGATCTGCTCGCCGACGTGCGCGCGTACGTCGATCGCGCGCTCTCGGAGGGCTGGGCGCGCAGCCGCTTCATCGACGAGTTAAAGCCCGAGTTAATGCGCCGCGGCTGGTGGGGACGCGCGATCATGACCGATCCCGCCACCGGCGAAAAGCGCGATGTGCAGCTCGGCAGTTCGCGGCGGCTCAAGACCATCTACGACGTGAATCTGCGCACGTCATACGCAGCCGGCCACTGGCAGCGCATCGAAGAAAACAAGCGCGGCGCGCCGTACGTGATGTACAGCGCGATCCTCGACAACCGCACGCGCCCGCTGCACCGCGCCTGGAACGGCAAGGTGCTGCCGGCGGATGACCCGTGGTGGAAAACGCACACCCCGCCCAACGGCTGGAACTGCCGCTGCACCGTGATCCAGCTCTCCAAGCGCGATCTCGAGCGGCTGGGCAAGAGCGGCCCGGATCAGGCGCCGCCCGCGCCCACGCGCGAGTGGACCAACCCGCGCACCGGCGAAGTGCTGCAGGTGCCGGTCGGCGTCGATCCGGGCTTTGGCTACGCCCCGGGCGCCAGCCGCCGTGCGAGCACGCTCGATCTCGCCCACCAGAAGGCGAGCGCTGCGCCGCCGGATCTCGGTACGGCGTTCGTCGATGCGGTGGTTCGCGAGCAGCTCCCGGCGTGGCTCGAAAACCCGGAAGGCAAGTTTCCGGTGATGCGGCTCACGGACGATGCGGCGCAGGCGATCGGCGCCAAGGATCCCGTCGCAGTGTTGTCGCCAGAAAACGCGAAGAAGAATTTCCGCGCGCACCCCGAACTCAAAGCGGCCGATTATCTGCGGCTGCCGGCCCTGGGCGCGGATCCGCAGTTGATCGTGCAGGTGGCCGATGAGCGCATCGTGCTCATGCGCTTGGGCGAGGATTGGCACCTCGCCGCAGTGAAGGCGACGCAGGACCGCGCGGAGACCTACGTGCTCTCCTTCAGGAAAACCAACCGCGCCGACGTGCGGGCGATCGTGCGCCGCGGCAAGGTGATTTTCGGGGAGTGGAAGGAATGAGCGCGCGGTGGGGACTCCCGATTCCCCCACAATTCCCCATGCCTCTGGGAGAGGCGGTCACGGCCGGGAGCTTCACCGCGTCGCGCGCGCTCCCCCTCATTATGACTCACTGTCCGTGATGCGCGCAAAGGTTGAAATCAATGATGGCGCGCTCGGCGCGGCGCTCAACCGCCTGGTTGGGATCGGTGAGAATCCGCGCCCGGCGCTCGATGTGATCGGCCGGCTCTTTAAGTCCAAGGTGCAGCTCGGCTTCGCCACCGGCACCGATCCTTACGGCCGGCCGTGGAAGCCGCTCAAGTTTCGCCAGGGACAGCCGTTGCGCAAGGACGGCCAGCTCATGGGCTCCGTCGATTATGCGATCGAGGGCAACAGCGTGGTCATCGGCACCAACATGGAATACGCGCCGCTGCATCAGTTCGGCGGCACGATTGAGCCGAAGCCCGGCCGCTTTTGGAAGTACAGCTATCAGACGATCGGGCGCCGCGGCCCGCGCACGGTCAACGTCACGCGTCCTGCGCTGCTGGTGTTCCCCGGGCCGGACGGCAAGCTCATCTTCGCCAAGAAAGTCACGATACCGGCGCGGCCGTTCTTCCCGCTCGACGGTCTCCCGCAGGATTGGACGGACGATGCGATCGCCGAGTTGCGCGATGTGATTGGCAACGCCTGGCGCGGCGGCTGAAATTCCCCAAATCCTGTACCCAGACTTGGAGCGAGCGCGGCAGCAAACTCGCCGCCGTGCAAGCCTTCGAGATCTTCAAGCCCGGGCGTTACGTCGCGATGGACGGCTCGGTGCACGTCTTCAGCGGCGCAGACCTGACTGCGATCGCCGCCGCCTACGATCCCGCCAAACACGAAGCGCCAATCGTCATCGGTCACCCGAAGACCGACGCGCCCGCGTACGGCTGGGTCAAGGCAGCGCAGTTCGCCGATGGCGTGCTCACCGTTGCGCCCGACCAGGTGGAGCCGCAGTTCGCCGAGATGGTCAAGGCGGGCCGCTTCAAAAAGCGCTCGGCCGCTTTTTTCGGGCCGCACGCACCGGGCAATCCGACGCCGGGGAAGTACTACCTGCGCCACGTCGGATTCCTGGGCGCGCAGCCGCCCGCGGTGAAGGGGCTGCGCGATGTCTCGTTCAATGAACGAGAGGAGGGCGTAGTCGTATTCGCCGACTGGAACATGCGCAGCGTCGCATCAATTCTGCGCCGCATCCGTGATTTCTTCATCAGCAAGTACTCGTTGGAAGAGGTTGACCAGGTGATGCCGAGCTACCTCATCGAAGATCTCGAAGCTGTCGGTCGCGGCAATGAAGCGGCCGTAGCGTACGCCGAGATGGACGCGGCCGCTGCCATTGAGTCACTCAAGGCCGCGATCGCGCGCCATAAGCGTCATCTCGATGGTACCGAGGCAACGGACGCCGAGAGCCAAAAGAAGATGATGGCCGAAATGATGGAGGCGCTCAGAGCGCTCGGCGTCGATACCAAAACGATCGAAATGTCCGACCCACAGGAGACTGAAATGAACGCCCAGGAGCGTGAAGCGCAGATCAAAGCCGATCGCGAGGCGATCGAGCGCAAGATGGCCGAATTCGCCGAGCGCGAAAAGGCCATGAAGGCGGCGGCCGAGGCCGCCACGCGGCGCACCGCGATCGCCGAGTTCGTCGGCGCGCTGGTGAGGGCCGGCAAGATCCTGCCGCGCGAGCAGGCCGGGCTCGTCGCCTACATGGTCGGGCCGAACGAATCGGGCGTCATCGAATTCGCCGAGGGCGCGGAGAGGAAAACCACCGCGCCCGAAGTCTGGCTCAAGCAGTTCCTCGAGGCGCTGCCGCAGCGGGTCGAGTTCAGCGAGCTCACCCGCCCGGAAGCGGATCGCGGCGCCTTCGCCGCCTTCGCCGCGCCGGCCGGCTACAGCGTCGACCCGGTGCGCCTCGAGCTGCACAACCAGGCGCTCGCCTACCAGCGCGCGCACCCGAACACGAGCTACGACGCCGCGCTCGCGGCCGTCAGCCACTAACGGCGCGCTGTTCCAGGCGCACAAAGGAGCCGCAATGAGCAAGCAAAGCATCCCGACCTTAACGCTCACAGTCTCTGCTGCGGGCGTGATCGCCCGGTATCGTGGCGTGGGGTTTAACGGCGCGCAAGCGAGCGTGCAAGGCCAGAAGATCCAGGGCGTGGCCCGCGTCGCAGCGGCAGCCGCGGCCGACAAAACGCCAGTCGATGTCGCCGGCTCGACGATCGTCGAGAGCGGCGCCGCGTTTGCGATCGGCGACTCGCTCATCGTCGACGCGCAGGGGCGCGCCATCGCGCAAACGAGCGCGTTGCGGGTGAAGGCGGGCGCGGTAGCGGTGACCTCGACTGCGGCCAACGGCGCGATCCTCGAAGGGGGCGACGCGCCGGAATACGTCTTCGCGGACGCACTGGAAGCGGCGACCGCCGCCGGCGAATTCGTCGAAGTGCTGTTGCGCCGCTAACGCCGCAACTTCAGGGACAGGAACAACCAGGAGAACATCATGACGCGTAACACCCACTACCAGTTGATGATCGCGGTGGCCGTGGCGGCGCTCGCGCTGCACCTTGCCGGGGCGCTGCCGCCCGAAGCGCTGATCGGGCTCGCGGTGCTCGGCAACACCCAGATGACGCCCGCGGCCGCGCGCGTGATCGACCCGATCCTCACCACCGCGGCACAGGGCTACAAGAACAACGAAATGGTCGGTGACATGTTGTTCCCGCCGGTGCCGGTAGACGCGCGCGGCGGCAGAATCATCACCTTCGGCCGCGAGGACTTCGAGTTGTACTCGACCGTGCGTGCGCCAGGCGCGGCCACCAAGCGCGTGCAGTTCGGATACAGCGGCGGCAACTTCGCGCTGGAGGACCATTCGCTGGAAGGCGTGGCCCCTATCGAAAACATGCAGGAAGCGGCGGCGGTGCCGGGCATCAACCTCGGCACCATCACGGTGCGCAAGACGCAGAACATCATCGCGCTGCGCAAAGAGAAGGCGCAGGCCGATCTCGCTACCACCGCCGCCAACTATCCCGCCTCCAACAGGGTCACCCTCGCGGGCGGGCAGCAGTGGAGCGACTATGTCAACTCCGATCCCTCGGCCGACATCGAGGCCGGCAAGGAAGCGATCCGCGCCAAGATCGGCAAGCGGCCCAACACGGTCGTGATCGGCCCGGCGGTCATGTCGCGGCTGCGCTACCACACCAAGCTCCTCGACCGCATCAAGTATACTGGCCGCGATTCCGTCACCGAGGATCTGCTCGCCCTGCTGTGGGGCGTGAAGCGCGTGGTGGTGGGCGAGGCGGTCTATCTCACCGCCGCCGGCGTCCAGACCGACGTCTGGGGCAAGTTCGCGGTGCTCGGCTTCACCGAGATCGGGCCGCTCGCGGATGCCGGGCTGCCCTCCTACGGCTACACGTATCAGCTCCGCAACTACCCGATCGTCGAGCAGCCGTACTACGACCGCAACGCCAAGAGCTGGATCTACCCGGTGTCGGATGCGCTGCAGCCGGTGATGGCGTCCTCCGTCGCGGGCTACCTCATCAGCGCCGCCGTCGCCTAACGCAAACCACGCTGCGCCGCGGAGCCGGGTCACGCCCGGCACCTGAAACCCCGCGGGCTCCGGCCCGCGGGGAATCGGGCTAACGAGACCTGGAGACGAGAAATGCCGGAGTTCATCACCAAGACGCCGATCAAGTTCACCGCCACCGAAATCACGCCGGAAGGCGAGCCGGTAGAACTCACCGAGAAGGAAGCGAAGCCGCTGCTGGCATCCGGCGCCATCGTGCGCGCGAAAGCGGTCGCATCGACGCCCGCCGATTCGAGCAGCAACGGCGGCGAGGCCAACAGCGGCAACGGCAAGGGCAAGAAATAGCGCCCCGACATGCCATACGTCACGCAACAGAACCTGATCGATCGCTTCGGGCAAGAGGAGCTGATCCAGCTTACCGACCGCACGCAGTCCGGCGCGATCGACGCTGCGGTCATCAACAAGGCGCTGGCGGATGCGGACGCGGAGATCAACGGCTACCTCTCTGCCAAGTACACGCTGCCGCTCAACCCGGTGCCCGTGGTGCTCGAGCGCATCGCCGGCGACGTCGCCCGCTACTTCCTCTATGAGGACCGCGTCACCGAGCAGGTCGAGAGGCGCTACAAGGATGCCCTGCGGTTCCTGGAGTCGGTCGCGAAGGGGACGATTCGTATCGGCGTGGACGCCGCCAACCAGGCGCCGGCCGCATCCGGCGGGCCGCAATATAGCGCGCCCGATCGCGTCTTCACCGCCGACACGCTGGCGGATTACTGATGAATGGCGATCGAGCTCCTCGACCCGCAGTGGATCATCGCGCGGCTGAAGGGCCAGGTCGCGGCGTTGAAGCTCGTCTCGGGCGCCGCGGATCTCGCGCGCGCAATCGAGAGCCTCAAGCAACACCCGGCCGCGTTCGTGCTGCCGATCGCCGAGCGCGCGGAACCGAACGCGCTGGCCGCGATGGCGGTGAGCCAGCGCAACGAAACGCGCTTTGCCGTCGTGCTCGCGGTGCAGAACCTGCGCGATGCGCGGGGCGAGACCGCGCACACCGACCTGCGCACGCTGCGCACCGCGGTGCTGGGTGCGCTGCTCGGCTGGCAACCGGATGCCGACTTCGACCCGTGCGAGTTCGCCGGCGGCGCGCTGCGGCCGTTCGACGACCAGGTGTTGTGGTGGCAGGACGACTACGTGACGCGCGCATTTCTGAGGAGCGTGTGAGATGAGCGAAACGACCCCCGATGAATTCCACGGCGTAGGAGGCAGCTACGTCGTCGAGAACGGCGTGCGACGGTGCGTCGAGGAAGCGACGAAGGATCATCCGGCGGGCAACCGGCCGCGCGACGCCGACGGCGCGCCGCTCGATGCGATCGGCCGCGGGAAGGAGCACCCGACGACGGTTGAAGAGCAGCCTGGCGACGCGCCCGATAACGGAGAACCGCGATGCTGAAATTCCGACGCAAGGTGCTGTTGTGGAAGGTCGAGGCGGTATACGGCACCGACGCCGTGCCCGTCGCTGCAACGGATGGGTTGCTGGTGCGCAATCTGCGCGTGCAGCCGCTGCGTGTGGGATACGAGCGGCGCGACGTCGTGCGTCCGTTCTACTCCAACCAGGGGCAGATCGTCACCGGGCAGTGGAGCGAGATCTCGTTCGAGATCGAGATGGCGGGCGCTGGCGGGGCGGTGGACGCGATACCGAAATACGCCGCGGCGATACGCTCCTGCGGATTCGCGCAAACGGTGAACGCCGCCGTGAGCGTGCAATATGATCCGGTCTCATCGGCAGAAGATTCCGCCACCGGCTACTTCCAGGTCGATGGTCGCCAGCACAGGCTGCTCGGCTGCCGCGGCTCAATGGGCATCAGCATCCGTGCCGGCGCGGTGCCGGTGTTTACGTTCCGCTTCATTGGCCTGCATGTGCAGCCGACCGATACCGCGCTCACCCCCGCAACACTCACCGGCTTCACCAGGCCGCTGGCGGCCAACAACGCGAACACCACGCCGTTCACGCTGCACACCTTCGCGGGCAAGTTCCGCGAGTTCAGTGTGGACATGGCGAGTCAGATCCAGTACCGCAACCTGCCGAACTCCGAGTCCGTCGTGGTGACTGATCGGCTGCCGACCGGCCGCGTCGTGCTCGAATCGGAGCTCATCGCGACCAAGGACTGGTGGACGATCATCAAAGGCGGCACCACCGGCGCGCTCGCGATTACGCACGGCACCGTGCTCGGCAATCGCGTCGCGATCACCGCGCCGAATGTCCAGATCACCGAGCCCGACGAGCCCGACGAACAAGGCGTGCTCATGTTTGCCGCTGGGCTGGAATTCCAGCCCAGCGCAACGGGCAACGACGAGATCCGCATCACGACGACGTAAGAACGATGGTGGCGGGCGATGCCGCCCGCCGGACCCCGCGGACGGTCACTCCCAGGCCGGGCCGACCGCGGTAATGGCACCAACAAGAAAAGCAAAGCCGACGGCCGGGGGCTTCGCGCTGGGCAAGCCTTAGAACTTGTCCGGCGCTTTTTTTGGGGACTTAAGATAAATGTTCAAAGTGGCTGAAAAACGCATAGTGTCCTGGCTGGTGCGGATTCACGTGCCCCAGGACGGCGGCAAGGTGCGCACGCACGAAGTGGAGGTGCGATTCGAGCACCTCCCCGAGAGCGAGTTCAACGCCTTCTATACCGAGGGCGGCGGCGATGGCGCGATGATCCGGCGCGCGGTGCAAGGCTGGAAAGAGGGGCAGTTCCAGCACGCGGACGGCAGCGACATGGCGTTCAGCCCGGAGAGCCTCGACAGGCTGTTCGAGGATTCCGTGGTGTTCAACGCCTTCATCGCCGCCTACATCGAGATCCGGCAGGGACGTGAGGCCGCAAGAAAAAACTAGCGGACGCCGCGCGGCACTGGGCACGGCAGCGGCGCCGCCCGCCGCCGCCTGGCGAGGACCAGGCGGCCGACGATTTGCGTTTCTACGGTGCGGCGGACGAGACGGCCATCGCGGAGATCCTCGGAGACGAGGCGCAGGACGGCGGCAAGTTCGAGGTCTGGCCGGAGAACTGCCGCACGCTGAATCTCTTCCTCGAGTGCCAGACGCAATGGGTTGCGGTGGCGGGGCTGGGCGGCATCGCCTATCTCGGCCTCGTGTGGGCGAGCGTCGACGCGCTGCTGCGGCGCGAGCGCGTGAAGCGCGCGCGCCAGGTGTTCGCCGATCTCCGGCTGATGGAGCGCGCCGCGCTGCCGCTACTGAACGAGCAGCGCACCGATGACTGACACCGTCTTAGGTTTTCGCATCGTCGTCGACGGGCGCGACGTCGGCACTGCCGGGCGCGCGGCGCGCGAGGAGATCGACAAGCTGCGGCAGACGGCCAAGGAGACGAACCAGGAGGCCGCCCGCAGCGCGGACAATTTCACCGCCAGCCTGCGCAAACAGGCCGACACGCTGGGCATGAGCCGCACGCAGGTGCTCGGCTACGAGGCCGCGCAACTCAAGCTCACCGCCGCGCAGCGCGAGCAGGTCACCGCCAATATCAGCGCGATCGAGGCGCACGAGCGCAGCGGGCGCATCCTCGGGGGCGTGCGCGTGGCCGCCGCCACCGCCGGCGCCGCGATCGGTGTCGCTCTGGTGGCAGGCCTCAAGGCTTCCGTCTCGGCCGCCATCGAAGCCGAGCAGGCCGAGCTGCGGCTGCAGGCCGTGGTGCGCGCCACGGGCGGTGTCGCCGGGCTGACCGCACAGGAATTGAATGCGATGGCCGGCGCATTCCAGAACCGCCTGGGGATCAACGACGAAACGGTGAAGCAGTCGATGGCGGTGCTGCTCACCTTCCGGAGCGTGAGCCGCGAGAGCTTCGGCGAGGCCATCGAGGTGGCAGCCAATCTTTCGAAGGTGATGGGCAGCGATCTGCAGAGCGCCACCATGCAGCTCGGCAAGGCGCTCGAGGAGCCGGAGCAAGGCTTGACCGCGCTGCGCCGCTCGGGCGTGAGCTTCAGCGAAACGCAGAAGGAAATGATCAAGGAGATGGTGGAGACCGGCAACCAGGGGCAGGCCATCACCGCCATCCTGCAGATCATGAA